CTTTTGCTCTTCTTTCAGCTCGGTTTTGCTTGATTTTTTGCTCCTGCAACCACCTAATAGCATAAGGGGTAAGAGTAAATACATAATCTTTCTCATTCTTCATCATTTTAAATTCTTATACTCCTTTTTTGCGTCGAAGCACGGACAAGCCTTTTTGACGCCCGCAAAGTCCCTATGCCCCTGTATCACAGCATTAGGATATAGCTCTTTCAGCTCTTTAAGGAGTTTTACCAGCGCTTCCCTCTGTGCGGGTGTGCGGGTATCCTTAGGCTCTAGGGTATTCTTGTCAATTCCTCCAATGTAGCAGATACCAATACTGTCAATATTGTGCCCTTCCACGTGTGCGGGTATCTTATCCACATCTCGTCCTAGTTCTACCATTCCATCCAAGAGGATCACATAATTATACCCTATCTCATTGAATCCGCGCTGACGATGCCAAAGGTCAATATCCTTAGCCGTATGCGCCCTCCCCTCAGGAGTAGCGGAACAATGTACCACGAGGTACTTAATTATTCGTTTGCTTTTTTTCATTTTATTTTACTTTTTTCTTATTTCTATTTCAATAATATCACCAACAGACTTCATCTGAAAATATGGCGAAATGTTAATATTGATAACAAATTTTATCAACCCTTCGTATTGACCTATATATATATAGTGAGAAATCCCACTTAGATGCTTTTCTTCTATTTTTTTGTTGTTAATAAATAAATCATAATTATTCTTGCTAAGATTAAAAATATTATGCAAAAATTTCGGATATATGATACTATTATATGTAATAAAATTTTGAACGATAAATATATTGAATCCATCATAAAGCTTCATATGATTGATAACCCATTCTCTTGAAACAACATTTTTATCGCCCAAACGAAAGAAAACATTACTTGCATAATATATAATGTCATTATTATTTCGTGTAATAGTATGATCTTTAAATATTGTCTCTATTGAACCCGAAGAATAACTTGAATGTATTTTCAAAGTTTCTTCTGAAACAAAAGGTTTAACATTAACTTTATTTATATCAAACCATTTAGGTAAATTCTCTGAAAAGAAATCCTTCACACAAATCCTAATTTGATTCAGGTTAAATTTAACCTCCTTATTTCCTCCCCACTGAAAGTATTGTATTGCATTCATATTATATATTTCTAATATCAATATAGCACTTATTATTCCATACACTCACCACTGCCGTACTTCCATCACCCCCGTTGAAGGATGTATCTCCTGTGTAGATAATCTCCTTCCCTTGGCAGGTGAAAGTTACTTGCCCGCCCGCGAATACTTTACGAAAGGATACAGACCCTAGATGTTCTATCGTGTGTAATTCAATGAATCCAGATCTTGGGACAAAGACGATTCTATTCTGATATTCTTTTGTGACTGTCCAATCATACCTTTCTAATCCTTCTCTTCCCAACAACATCCCTTTAGAAATGGTAGTTCCATCCGCCAAGAGTACATCGTCACTACCTTTTCCCTGCACCTTATAGCCAGACGTCTTTATGGTGGTATGTCCGCCTGCCTTCCTTGACCCTACATTGAGTTCACTATCATCAGCCCATATATTCACCTTTGAATCACCATTTTCAATGAATACTTCGCCTGTCTTTATGGGTCTCGAAGCGTCCAATACTTCTCCATATTCACTATGATTCATCTTGCTAAGGAGAGGGTCTGGCTTCCCCTCGATATCGTCCCAGTTATGCCTGTGCGTTCGATAGGCGTATTCTGTATGCGTGTGCCCTAATTGTGAATAACGGTCATCGTGGTGATGATCATTAGGAGCCTTACCATTCAATGCATCCTGCAAACCTGCAATATTGTTAATACCCAAGGTGTCTAATGTACGTTTATTCTGCTTGATGTACGCCACAATCTCTCTGAGTTCGTCTAATTCTGTGTCAGGAGACTGTAGGATACGCATTATATTATCTATTAATTCCTTGAGCTCCTGAGCTGTTCCAGAGAAGTTCCCCCGTGGTAACAATACAGAGATATCTACCTGCTGTAACCCCTCCAACTTCCTACGTAATTCATTCGTGAAGTCATTCGAGGAGAGTATCTTCCCTTGCACCTTATCGACTTTTCTGTCTATAGCATTTGCCAAGTCATTCGCTGTTCCCTCATAATTCCCCTTGTCTAACTTTCCATTGAATAATGTAAGAAACTGTTCTAATTTACCCTTCAAAAGTCGCAATACAGCCCCAACTCGTTCCTTTGTATTGCCTCCTGTTCTAGTCTCTCCTTCTATCTGTTGAATAATATTCTCTATTGCTCTCATTCTTTGTTACTTTTCTTCTATCTCTTTCTTCTATTTACATCCTCTGCAAATCGTATTGTTACACTCATTCCATACCTTCCGGTTACCGACTCATACGCATCATTTCCCTCTACTACCTCTACCTCTCGCCATTGGCTACTAGCGAAGAATGTATCGCTATCTTCCCAATCACTATCCTTACGTTCTCCGATATATAGATACACTTCATCACTCACTAGCAAATCCTTATATTCCTCTATCTCATCATTCAGTATAGGAACACTCTCCTTCAACTTCCACTCCCTAATACTCGTCATCCCTACCATCTTACGTTCTCTCCATTCATACACATTTCTATCCCACCCCCCCAAACTCTTCCTCTTAACCTCTTCCACATATTTTTTCGAAAACAATCCATAACCCCAATTCCCATAACGCGTACGCCACCGCAAGAATACGCCACATCTATCTATCTCTCGTGTTACCTCACCCCTTGGATAAAATGTAATATCTCCTACCGTAATACTCCTTGTTCCCCTCAATATATTCACTCCCTTGAAGACACCATTCTCAGAATATAAATATGTATCTATCTGTGGATACCCCCTATAATATACCTTTCCCTCTCCTCCCAATCTCTTCCCTATTCTTAACTCATAAGAACTACACGTAGCATCTACTACTACTAATTCGACTCTCTCCGATTCCAAGACCTTTCTCGTACGCCTATCAAGCATCTTCACACACGAAAAAGAAAGATTAACATTAATAATCGGAACGTGACCCAAAAGTATCTGCCTCCCCTTGTATTTTTTCGCAAAAAAAACCTTGAATATCTCGCTCAAGTCTATCTCCACCTCTCTCCTATGTACTGTATAACGTACCCAATGTGTCTCCCCATCATAACTCGCACTTATATCCAAGTATGTATCCCTGAAGTCATCTACATTGCTATCAAATCGATAATCTACTACATACGTCAGCGTGTAACCCAAGTGCGCACTTGTATAATCCCCTGTCTGTCTAACAATCTGTCCCATCTTATGCTACCATTTCTCTTATGATATCTATTACCTCACTCTCGAACCTAACTATACATCCCTCTCCTACTCTATCCATAATTCGCTGGATGCGATCCTCTGTAATTACCGCATCTACAAACGCCGGAACTCCTCCGTCCTGATACCGTCTTGTTCCTTCCCTCCCTATCTTCCTTGCTATGAGATAGGCTAATGTTGATACCTTCATCTTCTCCTCCACTGGTCTTAACCCCTTCGCCTCTATCCACTCCAATATCGCTCCCACTGGTGGCATCCTGCCCTCTGCTCGACCCCACTGCATATAATACGTATAATCTAACCCCGTTATAACACCGCTATAACCGCCATCTCTATGTATCACCTCCGTTTCCAGACCTCGTTCCCATTCTCCAGTAGATCGCATTCCTAGTTCCTGATACTTCGCAATCAAGTCCTTTCTCAACTCCTCTAATTCCTCCTGTAAAATCTTCTCTACTATCATAATACTGTTGCTATCTGAAACTCTACCAGTACTCCGTCATAGTTATCATCATATAAGTTGATAACCTCAACCATTCGCCACTGTTGTATCTCATAGTCATAACAAAAGGACTTAGGAATCTTCATCACCTCCTCCTTACACCGCCTGATATACCTCTCATAGCGACCCTCTGTAATCGCATTCCCAACCTGTCCATCATATACCCTATCGTATTCACTACACATCAATAACATACAACGCCCCTTATATATTCTATTGCGAACTACATTCCCTTCAAAAAAAATCTGCTCCTCTACAGGGTCTAAGAAGAGTGTAAAAGTCTTATCATTCTCTAAATCCAAGTTATGAAAGTCTCTCCTACCATAATCAAATCCCCACCCCTCTACTCTTGCTATCCTTTCTAATACTTCCTTCATATTACTCCTTTTTAGAAATACCAACAGTGTCACTCTTGCCTTGTAAATCTCCTACACGGTCCTCATTATCACTATTATTTAAATATTCCTTTATCGACCGCGCTATCTCCTCCTTATCATCCTTATTCAGTATGATTCGACCTATCACCTGACCCGCTCTATCAAATTCTTCTTTATCTTCAGCCTTTTCATAAATACTTTTTATCTCTATAAGGCAAAGAAAAAATGCTCCTCCCAAAGTCATAAAAGGGAAGAACCACACCGTATTATGGTAATATTGTTCAAAGTACCACACAGCGCTCATCTGCATACTATCTACTACTGTAAGAGCAATCAATACATTGTAGTATTGGGCTGTTTTCTTCACAGTACTTCTATATTTGTAAGATTTACGTTCCTCTCCCAAACTCTTAGCTTTCCGAATGCCACTCCATAGGTCGGTCATAATCATCACAAATACTAATATGTATATTCCAAAAAGAATACACAATGTTACAAATATCTTTTCCATTCTTTATTTTTTTGTTACTCAAAACTTGAATCAAAACTTGAATCAAAAATTCTTCTTCCCCATACACTTACAAATCCCCTGTCAAATCTCTTCCTCATCTCCTGAGGATCACCATCAAGAAAGTACAACAGACTACGCTCACGTATCGACCCCGTCCCAAGAGTGAATCGTATAGCACTCTTGTCATAATCACGCTCCAGACTTCTCACTTCCAATCCCGCATCATACCCCAACACCTCATAGCGTCCCTCTTTCGTAAGAATAATAGCTACATATAGACTATCAGTTAAAGCCTCTATCTCCTCTATATACTTAGAGTCATATATCCTCAATGACAATTCTTGTGTATAACTATCCTCCCCCTGATACTTCTGAATACCCGTAAAGTGCCGACTGTACCCCTCAACTACATAACCACGAGCTCCATTCTTAAGAGAAAAGTCTAACAACCTATTCCTCTCTATTCGTATCCTGCTCCTATCTATAGCGTCAAAAGGAATCAATACGACCTTATTCTCTATACCTACTACCGGAACACGTGAGCAGTCTATCTGAAGATCTTCATTCAACACCTTGTTGCATCTCATCTTTTATCTTTTTAAATCAAACTTACTCTAACACCTCCTCTTCGCTCCTGAATCACTCCACAACCTGTATCACAAGAAGACCATTCCGGAAATTGACCCCTATGACGCTCTATGTACCTCCTACAATCCTCCCATAACTCATTCGCATTCTGCATATACAGCGTTCGTAAGTCTCTACGTTCTCCCTGACTAACACCCTCACCGTCCTGATAAACCTTACCTCTCACCCCATAAGGGGTATCTATCTGATGCCCTGTAAAGATATACCTCGCATAAGCAAAGTATGCCAGCACTGCCTTCAATCCTGCAAACTCGTACTTCCTTCCTTGATGCGTGTAACTCCCACCTTCTAAGAGTAATGAATAATCCCGCTGTGGCGTCTCGCTCACCAAGTCCTGATAGAAATCTTCACATACCAAAGGCTTGAGGTCAAACGCCTGCGCCTCCCTTGCGTATCTCTCAAAGTCCTCTACCTTCCGAAAGGTCGATACACTCAAGTACTTCCCTACACTTGCCTTATCTATTAGTATTCTCAT